ATAAGTGATCTTATTGGACCATCGTCGCGGTAATTTTGTATCACGGCCCCAGGTGCTACTTTTGTTGCGATAACTGTCGCAATCTGTGCGAATACTTGTCTCTGTGTCGCGACATCCTGGAAGACAGGGTTTTCCATCTTGACGATAATCGTTGTACCGCCCCCCCCACCGCCCTTGAGAGGGACTTTGCCCCCCTTCAATGGGATATGAAGCTCATCTATATCTCCGGTCTGATAAATTCCCTTTGCTCTTGATATACCACCTTCGTCATAAGAAGGTGGTTTCGCTGAAGCGATCATTGCAATCTGAATGGCTCCCATTGCATAAGCAGTAGGTATCCAAGCAGCGGCAAGGGCAGGCCCAATAACAGGAAGCACGGCTAATGATGCACCACCGGCTAAAGCTAATTGTGCAGTACTCATTATTGCCTGAGCTATGGCAAATGCCTGATACATTCTGAATGCTTTTTTGCTATGTTCCCCCCCAGCCTGCGACATTTGAAGGAACGAATTTGCTACCCCGCCCACCATTTGCGCAGCCATGCCCAAGGCATATACCGTTTCATCCTTTTTTATTTTCTTGAATTTGTCACTTGAAAGTTTTGCAATTTGATCATTATCAAAATGATAACCTTCCCATACCTTCTTTTGCGCGTCTAATTGCTCCCTCTCAAGATCAAACCGGCTTTTTCCCATGGCGTTGTATTGGATGTTGAAATCTGCAAGGGCGGCTAGACGTTCTTCATTATAGGTCTTTTCTGTAGCGACCTGCTTTGCCATCTCAGCTTGCATTTTCTGGACTCTGTATTGTTGCGCGAGTAAATCCTCATCTCCTCCAAATCCGCCGGTGTATATCCCCTCGGCAGTCATTAATGCTTTTGGCGTTATTGGTGCGGGGGGAGGGGGAGGGGGTTTTGTTGGGGAAGGCGGAGGTGCCATCGTCGGAACAAGTGCCATAAAATCGTACGGTTGAAGCCGTTTTTGAGTTTCAGGAGAAAATGGATATTTTCTTGGAGCACCTAAAATTTCTCCTGTTTGCCAATCTCGTTTACCTTTTGCCACATCAATTAAATTTTGGAAGGGTATTTGCGCCGCGCGAATTTTTTCAGGCCAACTGCCTATATTCATTCCTATCTTTTTGAGTTGCGTATTTAAAAATACCAATGATCCTGCTAAAACGCCTATTGGAGTTGATCCACTTAAAATCCGCGCAATTATCCCGACACCTGCTGCCCCTGTAACACCATCTGGGAGAGAATTAAAAATAGTAACTATTGATTTTACACTTGAAGTTATTTTATCAACCGCTTCAAATACTCTCTGTTTAATTAATTCATCGTTCTGTTGAATCCATGTTGTTGTTTCTTGCACAATTTCCCTAAGACTTCCCTTATATTCATCATAAACACTCAACATTTCATCTTGGATTGTTGAATTTAAAACTTTGAGATCATTATCAAGACTGTCTCGAATTACTGCTGCAAGCTCAGTAGTGGCACCTTTATTGTCCAATATCTTCTTTGTCAGCTTTTCATACATTTCAATGTTATTCATCAAAATTGCCGCTGTTTTTACTTGCCTGACACCAAACGCATCTCCTATTTGTGTTGCGCTCCATTGCTCTTCTTTCATCCTTTTCAGAATATCAACTAATGGAGTCATTGCATCCAACCCAAGCATCTTCGCGGCTTTTGCACTACGCATCAACACCATATTCAATCCAGACCCGGCCATTTCTGCTTTAATGCCTGAATTTGCAAGAGTACCTAACATTGCGGCGGTCTGTTCTACTGATAATCCAAAAAGATGCGCAGTGGGGGCAACCATCTTGAAAGATTCACCTAGCATGAGCACGTTTGTATTGCTGCTCGATGAGGTTGTGATAAAAGCATCACTTACCCTGCTAAGTTCAGCAACCTCCATACCAAAAGCAGTCAAAACATCTGTAGTTATATCTGTTGCTCTTGCTAAATCGACCTGTCCAGCGGTTGCCAAATCCAATGTCCCTGGTAATGCTTCGATACTTTGCTTGGCTGTAAATCCTGCCGCCGCTAGATATTTCAGAGCACTGGCGGCTTGATTAGCCGTCCATTCCGTGGTGGCTCCCATTTTACGCGCAATATCAGTTAAATCTTTTAAATCTTTTCCAGCAGCCCCAGACCATGCTTGTACTGTCTTCATGGTAGATTCAAACTCACGACCTAAAGCAAGAATCTTAACAGCCATTATACCAACAGAAGCAACAGCAGCAGCGGCCATAACTTTAAACGCCATTGAAACGCGCCTCTGCATTTGACCCGCCGCACCATCAATCTTACGATGTGCCCCGGCAAGATCACCGGGGAGACGACTATCGTCGGCTCTAACCTCTATATAGGCTCCGCCTGCCTTCATACGTGCACCTCTTTATCCAACCCATTCGCCATGAGATTGTACCCCATTTATCTCTCTCACCCTATTGATAGCTTTAAAAATCTCTGTATGTTTCTTAGAATTACACGATCTGCAAAGGGGTTGAATATTTTCAATAGAATTAGGCCCTTTGCGTGATAACGGAATAATATGATCTATTGTCACTTTTATTTCCGGTTCTTTTAGTCCGCAAAGAGGACAAGTATAATTATATTCCGCCTTAAGATGTTCCCATTCTTCTAACGTAAAACTTCCAGTTGCTTGTTTTATTAATGCTCTCCGCTTATTCATCATCAAATAATGATATCCACTTTGTTTTGTAATTCCACCTTTCCAGTTCCCATTGTCTTTGCCCTGTCGCATTGCGCTAAACCTTTGCTTTACCTCTTCGGAATGATGCTTACCGATGTTGATTTCTCTTAATTTTTGTTTCGTTTCTTCGGAATGATACTTACCGTAAAAAGAATTATTTACTCCCCTTTTTACCTCACTCATTTTTGCTTTAGCTTCTTTAGAAGGATGTTTGCCATAGAGATAATGGCGTTCTCCACTTTTAGCTTTGCTTAATTTCAATTTGTGTTCTTTGGAAAGATGCTGCCCGTAAAATGGGTTGTTCGCCCCCTTTTTTGCTTCACTCATCTTTCTTTTACTTTCCTCAGAATGTTTTTGATTTTTAAGCATCTATATTTTTCCATCCCTATTATTATTTATTATTTCTAACCAGTGTTTTTCAAGCGTTAAAATTTTCTCAAAACAATCCCGCTTGTTTTCTATCTCGTAAATATCCATAGCACCATATATAGCTGGATGGGAAAGACCAATAGGCCCGTCGAATCCCATTATCAACTGATTCCGCTCTTGAAAAAATATCCTTACTGCATCTTCATTCTCTGCCAGAAAAACCGGCCTGCAAGTATCGCATGGCGGCTCTTCCGGGGGTTCTCTTTTGCCGTAGATTTCATTCCTGCATTCTTCACATACTTCATTTCGTGATAATCCAGTTTTAGCATAAGCATCGTGCCAATCTACGGTATCTTTGAGTTTTTTTCAGTCACCTCAGCCTGTTTACTTTTCGCATTTAGCTGTAACTCCATGCACCGGGCCATAAACCGATCAAACACCGGGACTTTAGCGAGCTTCAACTTATTCTCACGAGTGCATTCCAGAGCGTTACCTTCAGCATCAAAGAAATTCTCCAATCCAACAATGGCGTAATCATACATATCATCATTGTACTGTTGTTTTTCTTCTGGCGTACGTGACTTTGGATGTTCTTCATAATCCATAGCCCTTGTTTTGGGATTGAAAACATGTGATTTAACTATCTCACGCTTATCTTCATGTTCCTTTACGAAAGGCATTGTGGAGCGGAAACATGCCCGCCCTGTTCCTGGCTTTGGATCGTCATAAATGATCTCACCAGTTTTCATGTCAAAGCTAGACTCAAAATACTCAAACCAATCTCCTTCCGACTCTTTAAAGTCAAAAACTGTACCTGTCTTTTTCATTTCGCTTCCTTTCTGTTTACATTAATACCATGTGTCCACCTGAAGGTACGGCGGTAAAGTCCACTATTCCCATGGCCGATTTCTCAAAAGTGATTGCCTGGCATTTCGACGTTTTCATATCAAACCCAGTATCTACAGTCCAATAACTCACAGAGTCAATATAGAATCTCAAGCTATCATGAGTGAATGCGGATGAATTAAGACATGCAGAATCAAGTAAGTCCTGCCCTGTTGTATCAGCAGACGCATAAAGCCCTGAGAATGTAAGCTCCCCGGCATCACCTACACCAAAATGTTTCTTTTTGATATCCAAGTCCCATGAATCCTCTTCGATAATTTCCCTTGAGAACCCGCTATAACTCCATGTACCCTGACCGGCCACCTTATAGGTTCCGACCCTAACGCTTGCTATCCTTCCTGTTTTAGTTGTTGCTGCCATTTTGTGCCTCCTGTTGTTTTTTCTTTAACGCTTTATATAAAAAATGTGTATCTTCTGTTATTTCCATTGTTGATAAATGACCACATTTGATCGATGTATCAACATGGATTTTATAACCATTTTCCCTTAAATCTGAACAAAAACCGAAGTCTTCTCCTATTGTTCCTTCTCTATCCGGATCTGGGTTCGGTCTGAATTTGAACCACGGCCCCGGTAAATCGTGGAATATTCTCATATCAAACATCAAACATCCGGTCCCTGTTGCATCAATTTCTATCACCTCTCCATCTTCCCATCCATTCACTAATTTATAAGTGTTAATCTCTCCCTTATATAATAACGGGTCAAATGGCGGATATCGTCTATGAACCAAACATCCCACAACCGGAAGTTTATGAGAAAGAAGTTTTGTTATCGCATCTATGGGATAAGTCTGGTCTAAATCCATCATAATCAAATGAGAAGCCCCCATCATCTTTGCCTGTGAAACTATGTGATTTCTCAATCCATCAATCGGCCCATTACAAGCTATTATAGGCGTAAATTCAGGGCGTTCCATCTTAATAAAAGATTGAAAGAATGGAAACGGAACCATTGGGAAACTGCAAGGGAACCCTATTGCCAAGCGAAAATTACTTACTCTCATTCTTTACCCTTTCTATATAGAAAATCGTGTCTCCACCATGGACTTCCTTTTTCACTTTATATCCTTTAAGTATTCGGTTGAATTCTCTTAAATCAAGCGAATATGATTTAACATCAACACCATAATCTTTATTCCGTGCTGAAATCTCCGTGAGTTCAGTAGTCTTGTCTGTGAATGGAGTCGATACGATTACACATATTTTCTTAGCACTCTTCAATGCATTTGCAAGTATTTTCACCCACTCTTTATTATGCTCTAATACGTGCCTCATAAATATTCCATCACATGAACTTGTGTATTCAATTAAATCAACTTTCTTGTCGGCCTGTGGTGTGTTACTTCCATCTATTCCTATCGCATCTTTTCGGTGTAGTTTAAATGCCCCGGTCCCGGTGCCCCAATCTTCTACAATCTCGCAGTCTTTTAGGAATTCCGCGCCTAATTCATAAGTTAAAGAATCCCCATACAATCCTATTGTCGGTTCTTGTGGTAAATCTTTATACCACTGGTTCCATTTGTCTATAATGCTCATCTTCTTTAAATCCTCTGTGGTGGTATTCAAAATAGTCATTTTCGTAAATATTTCCTTCTATCCCGGTTATTTCACAATCATTTTTCAGCATCACATAAGAGAAGGATATTTGATCTTCGATGCTATACAATACACAGTGCATAAGCCACGTTGTTAAAAACTGCTTGACCTGATTTGTTGGCCGGTAAATGAAAACCCCGGAAGCAAATAGTTTATCATCTTCAAAATCAGAATCGTTTAAATATGCTTCTACCTGCTTTTGTATAGGTTCACCCTTATATCTTTCAGAGATATAGCCGTTTCCAGCATCCATTTCTTGTTGAATGAATCCAAGTTCTTCTCGGATATTCGCACAAAATGGATGTCTATATAACGCTATATCCGTGCATTGGCTCAAAAGCCATTGAACAGCCCCTTCGTGTTTTAAAGTTATTGCCGAATCCATCCATATGTAATAATCGTATCCTGGTTTAATCATCCATCCCATCATGCGTGGAATTTTCGCCTGTAACCTTGATCCCATAACTCTAATTCTTGGAGGATAATTCTCATCCGTGAAATTGAAGAAATCAAGAGTCACATTTTCGGGTAAGTCCTGTTTAATATGTTCACCTTGCCAATCTGGGTCAATCTGCCCCAGATTCGATGATATTACAGCAATCTTGATTATTTTTTTTGCTTTTGCGATAACATGAGTATGTATAATGTTCATTTCAGATGATACGTTTTTGCACATCTCAATTTCAAAGTTTGCCTTGATACCATAAAGATCCCTATACGCAGGATGGGAGTAGTATAACCAAGAGTTCATATTCCAGAAACTAACGTGAGTTGGATCTTGGAAGGCCCCACGTCCATCCGTCGAAGGCGTGAAACTCTCAAACTTCCCTCCTTCTTTCAGCACCCGCCATATTTCCTCGATCACAAAAACCGTCTTTCCAATTGATATGTGTTCAAGAAAATCAAATGCCCTCACCTCTGAAACTGAATTGTCATCATACGGAAGGCCTTGGCATATATCACAAACCAAATCCGGGCCCACTTCTTCTCTGCTATCGATATTAATGAAGCCGTCAATTTGATTAAATCCACACCCAAGATTAAGCTTCATTGTTTTTCACCATCATTTCCTCATAACTACCACAGAAAGCATATATTTTATTTTTAACGATATTCATATCTCTTAATTCATGTTCCCAAATTACTAATGTCTCATAACCAAATTCTCTAAATATTGCTTTTCTATCCTGTGGATTTTCTCCTTTGTGCCAGTAATCTCCAAATAATTCGATACACTGTTTTTGACCATTGCAATTAACAAAATCAGGATTTTTCCCATTTATCATAAAACTAAAGTCTCCTGTATATTTCCATTCATTTGGATATAAATCATTTAATAGAGTTAATATAATTGATTCTGGTTTATTAGGCCGAAGTTGTAGAGCATCTTGAATCTTTTTTACATATTCTGGATTTTGCCATTTTCTTTTACCGGCTATTCTACACTTTTCAACTGTTTCGGGATTATTCATTGGATTTTGCTCACCACAACATTTTCCTTTTCGGTTTTTACTCATTTTACTGCGTGTCATCATACTCACTTGATGATTCATTAATGTATCACTTCTCTTCTTTTTAGTTTCTTCAGTCTGTACTGGCTTATATTTAGCAGCTTCCCTCAATTTTGCCCTTGTTTTTTCTGTGATAGGGCTCCTTGTTTCCCAAGCCTTTTTCATCTTCTCTTTGGTTTCTTCTGAATGCTTCCTGCCGCTCTGCGATTTGCTCATTTTTTCTTTTGTTTCATCTGAATGGACTTTGCCCTTAAAACTTCCCTTTCTTCCTATAAGTTTTTCGGTATATTTAGCCACTCTTTCATCTGTTTCTTGTTTCAAGCCTTTATTCCATGCAGGTTTAGCTTTATTTGCAACACTAATCTTTTTTTTAGATTCCTCTGTATGATGTTTGCCATAAAACGGATTCAATTTTCCAATTTTCTGTTTAGCCATTATTTAACTCCGATAGTTCCTTATATCGATCACTCCATTTATCATTGAAAATTTTCTTATTCTTATTTTGCAGTGATTGATAATCCAACTTTAGTGCTTTATGTGTGACTGATAAAAAATGGTGCACATAACAATCTTTAGCAATCCCGAGTTTAAAACCGGCATCTATCGCCCTAAGGCAATAATCGTCGTCTTCATAATTCCCCGGCGTGTAAATCTCATCCAATAAACCGATCTTGTCTATTACTTCTCTTTTTATCGCCACACAGAAAAAAACCAGTCTATGAAAGGGGAACCATTGCCCCTCGTTTTTCTTTCTATGCTCCTCAGCGGCCTTATCCAGAGTCGCTATATCCTCATATTGATCTATTAACACTTGCTGCGGCCCTGAGATTGAATTCGTTACAGGACCTACCATGTCAAGGCCCGCAGATAGCCTTCCTTGTAATATCTCTAACCAATTGGGGGTGCAAAAAACGTCGTTGTTTAGAATAACTATGGTGTCACCTGAAGCGGCCTGAATGCCTTGATTTACCGCTGCCGGGAAACCGAGGTTTGTTTCATTACGAATAACCCTGCCTTCTTGATACGGTTCATGTGTAATCGGCATTTGCTCTGTTTTTCCATCGAGATGCAACAGTTCCATATAGTTAGCGTATTGATCAGATATATCGCTTCCATTATCAACAATAATCAATTCGTAATCCAAAGTATTCGCGTGGATTGCGTCAATGCACTCTCGCGTCATTGGGATTTGATTATGGACTGGAATAATAATGCTATACATTCAATTTCCTTTCTCTAAATATTCTCGTTTAAAATAAACAATTCCGTTATTGACTGATACAAGCTCCCAACCTTCCGCTCCTATCTCATTGAATGAAACCGAATCTAAATCGTTAATAAGATATTCAAAACATTTCTTCGAAGGTTCATTTGCCTTTTCCTGTGCCTTGATCAATAATGCTTCGCATTCAGAACACAAAAGAGGTGATCCGCTCTCCATCGCCTGCTCAAAAGCTGATACCATTATCCTTATTGGCCTTTCGCATCTGTCACACATTTCATCAACTCTATCCATAGCAGCTCCTTTCTTATTCTGCTTATTCCCTACGGGAGAATGGTATCGTCACAGCCAAATGATACCACCCGTCATCAATCCCTAAATTCTGTACTGATGCTTCCTTGCAATCTATTGATCCGAACTCTACCAAGTGAAACAGGGCTTTAAGTGTATCGGCATAACCTCTGGCAGTTGCACTTCCTGTAGCCTGTGGTACGAAAATCCCTATGTCAATTATGCCTGAATAATCACAAAGAGCGTCCCGGCCAAACTCAAGCGCTTCCGAATCACCTGGAAGAATTGTGCATCTAATCCAAGAAGTCCCCGGAGTCGGAATATACGGCACGTTATCCCAAGCAATCGCAGTAGTAGTCCATCCAGTGTTTAATCTTCCTTCAATGTCAGAGCGCTCAACTTCATAGCTCATATCAGTTCCTTAATTTCGTTCAATTTCTTCTGCATTGATATTGCCGTATTTCTTATCCAGCCTTTGGGCGCTTGCTCTGAAGTTCCATATTCAAGAGGAAGTGCATATGCTAAATTATTATGAAGAAACATCGTCTGTCCAAGTTTATAAGTTGAAATTCCTCTTTTTTGTTTATTCATATTAACAGTTGTGCTTTCTGTAGTCCCTTCTTCTATGCTTCCGATTGATGTATTCCAATTTGCTTTAAAACGTCCGGTGTCTACTGGCGATTGTCTTATCAGTTGTGTCATCCCATCCAGCACAACCTTTCTCACAAACTTTGCGCCATTGCTATTCACCTTTGAAGCAAGCTTTTTTGTATCGAAAATAACTTTTGCCACTATGCCGACCTCCTCGCCTGAAATATGTACAGTGCACGAGCTGGATCGATCTTCACATTTTCCACTGTCCATTTCTGGCTATTGCTATCTGTAATGTAATCTGTGATCTTGGGGGTCGGCGTTAAGTTTAGGTTGGGAATACTTGCTTTCTGGTCGGTATTTAATATCACGCCACCTGCTTCTGTTATTTCCTGCGCCGTATAATCCTCAAACAGGATTGAAAGACTTGCGTAATCAGTATCAGTTGACGTGTAGGCGCCCGTAGCAGGCACGTAGACAGGCGTTCCCTTGGAGGTATAGGTGCAAGTAAGGGGCACGTCTCCGATTGCTTTGAAAGCTGTTTTTGCGGCTTTCTGTATTACATCTGCCAGTCCCATAATTATGCTCTATATGTTTCACTGATTCCTTTTGAGATTCTCTTGTTTCCAAAAGCACTCAGCATATTCCATACAGCATCGGCCAATGTTGGCACCCGATCTGCTTTATCGATTATAAGTTTGATGGAAGCTACTCCGATTTCCTTAAATCCGGCGGTATCTGGGTCTGCGGTCCTATCTTCGATTGCCAATAATCTTGCCAATTCACATTGCGCGTTTTGTACTTCTGTCGGGATTTCATCAATATCAATAGCATTTCCGTTTTTATCGATCATTCCAGAGCGGGGAAGGTCACGCGCTTGATCTGCGTCAATTTGCCACCCATCCCAGTTCATTTGCTCTTCCATGACCCTGCACGCCATAACAGCATATCCGTTTTTTGCCGCATCTGTTAAATCCGTCCAAGTATCATCATGTGGATTCGTCAGAACCCAAGCGTCAATTGTTGCTATAGAAACGAATGAATTTGCGTTTGCAATCCCGCTCCCGTCTTCCACGATTATTTCAACTGCCATGATTTACCTCAATTTTATCTGTTCAACATATTTCGGACTAATTTTTCTTACCCGGTCTTTTATTGAACTTGCATCTTTACCGATTAAAAGATAACCCACCCCCAAATTTATTAATGCGTTAAGGTCGTAAGGATAAACTTTTGTGTATCTTTCAAGTGCTTCTACGCCAATCCTGTACTTACCCGCTACCAAAAGGCTTCTGCCAATTATTGCCATTGGTGCTTTATCGTGGGGGTTGCCAATATAAGCCTTACTTGCCGCAACAAAGGAGCGATTTGCATCCTTACCGTTGAAATGTACTGCTTCAGCCAGATGAGCATCGGCAATTATCCTCGTATATCCAAACACGATAACGAATATTAAGAATCCTAATGCCAAACTTCTCAGGAAATCCATTCTAAAACCCCTAGACTTACTCCGATCATCATCGGACTGACTGGCATATATGCTGGAAAACTAAACATCCCCGTAATCCCCAAACCCAATACACTTAAAAACATTGCCACTTTCACCGAGTCTTTCCTATTTCGGTAAAATAACCTCCCGATACTGTAAATACAACCCAAGAGTAAAAAGAATCCGATGTATCCAAGTTCAAACCAAATCTGAAGATAATCATTATGCAGGTCTTTTACATGCTGAATCTGTGAGATCGTCCATTCCGGCCTGTTTGGCAATGATGGATACATGGTTTTCGTATTATTCAATCCCACCCCTGCTAAAGAACCGCCGCTTTTAATCATCCCTGCATAAAGTTGAGTGCGAATATCTGTTTTCACTTCAGTTGTATCAATCCCGTTTATAGAGAAAATCAAAATGACTCCGATTGCAACGGCAGGGAAAATCAATTTCCACTTAATTAGAGATACACCCACCACACCCATACAAATTACCGCTACCAGTGCCGCCCTTGAATCACAAAACCAGAGAAATATTGAAATCGTTACTGCCATCGGAACAAACAGCCACCTGATTTTCCCCTTCAATATCCAGATTAAAACCATCGCAAAAGGAAATGTCGCCACCATGAACCGTCCTGCTGTGTTCTTGTGTCCGAAGAAACTGCCGTACTTTCCACTGATGCACGGAATATCCCCGATAAAAGGAATGTGATTCGCCAATCCATGTGATTGTAACATCCCATAAAGTCCCGCAATAAACCCGGCAATCGCAACAGCAATCAACAGGGGTTTTGGATCTTTAACATTCTTAACCAAAACTATTAAAAGAGCGCATGATACCCAATGAACCAGAACCGTAACCCCATCGTAAACATTTGTCGCCCAGAAAAGTGAAAGTCCAGCCCACCCCAGAAATAATCCAATCGGAAGGGTGAGGGACGGAAACTTAATCCCGCCCCTCAATAAACAAACAAAGAACAAAAGAGCAACGCCAACTTGCATAAAAACTGCCTTCGGTAACTCCATCCAGTGATACAAGTTCGGCATGAACAAGAATGGAGTGATAAAAACTATGCTTATCAGCGCCCATATCATTAAGAAGCAGCCGTCACAACACTGTTAGGTGACAGAGGTACGTAATCCATGTACCACTTTATTACTCCGGTCTGTGCCGCTGAAGAACTGAAACTCACTGTACCAATCGGAAGCAAGAATGAACAATCTTCCACCGTAACAGGATCGATAATAACAAATCCAGCGTCAACCGGCGTAAATACACTTGTTCCCCCTACGTTTCGGTAAGAGGCTCCAGCCGCATCCGCATCAATAGCAACTGCCGCCGCATTCATAGAAACCGTAGCCGCTGGTTCGGTTGTGGTCATTACCAATTCAGCGTTAGACGCACCCACAAGAACGGTTGTGACAATACCTGTGATTTTTGCCCTTACTGGCCCACCGGAGATGGTAAATATAGCATCCAGACCACTTGAAACTGAACCATCGCTTTTCTCTACACACCGCGGATGTGCCCACAGAACATTAATTTCAGTATTCGTGTCCTGAGCTTCAGTGTCGGCCAAAATAGCCGTTGCCGCCGTACCAAGTGCTTCGAGAGAATCCGTTGTCCTGTCATAAGTAGCTGTATCTGAAGTGGCCGTGATATACCCCGCTACTGAATTGCTTGCTACTGTGGTCGAATAATTGGTATCAACCGCGGTTGTCAAAAGATGGTCGAGGTTATCCGCGTCAATCGCCACCGTTGCGCCAGTACCTGCCGACAAAGCTTCCGAAATAGCCTCCAGTGAATCTGTGGTATTGTCAAAAGTATTAGCCCCATCCAGTTTACTCAAAATATCATTTAAGCTATTTGCCGTTGGTGTATCCGGAACAGCAGTATTTAGAGCTCCATCTATCTCTGTATTGACTTCGGCTTTCATTCCTGTTGACATTCCGCCTAAATCTGTTAATCCTGCCCCTAAAGCTCCAATTACAGCAGTATCCACCAAAATAGAATCAACAACCGTGTCAATCGCTATTTGTTCTCCAACGGCCTGTTTCATGTAGGCCATAAGAGATTCGGTCGTACTTACAGCCCCAGCAGCAGCAGCATCGGCCTTATTTCCTACGACGTCCCTCTGTGCAACATTGGTCGTTGCGTCAGCAGTCGGTACGAGATCATAAGACCCGTAAAGCGGCTGTGTGTATGTTGCCGCGCCTAAATACTGATACCCCACCAATCCGGCAATAAGAAAAGTCACCAGAATAAAGGGTATTATAATTCGTTTCTTCATGGTTATTTAGCCTCCTTATATTTCTTTGATTTGATAGCCGGTTCTTTTTCAGGTTCCACAACAACTTCAGGTTCCACTTCCGGCTCTTTTATTTCGGGCTCTTTATATAACTTCTGAGTCCGTCTATCAAAATCCGATTTATTAATAACCACATATCCGGATTCTGCTTGTATTTTTACAGTGGGAATTGTTCCCATAATGTGTCTCCTTTCTGAGGGGTGAGGACAAATCCCCACCCCTTGATTATTTAACCAGCTAATCTACAAGCTCTCGCTGCATCAACAAGAGTGGTTCCCCAGAGACAATCAACATCCCAGATGGTCATCTTGTATCCGCGAATGAGTTCCAGCCGCATAACTAACTGAGATACTGGATCCTGCAATGTTACGGACGACACCACATTCCCGCCAAGCGTCTGTCCCATCAGCTCTTTGATTCCCGCATCCGGGGCGCGCATGGCCAGGCCAAAAGCGTCGCGATGGAAGCCAAGATTGACAACATGAGATGCCTTCAGGGTGATTGCAGTAGCCGCCGTGGTGATTGCGACTTTCAGGGCTGGGGCAAACACGATCGTTCCGCCACCAGATACATCTGCGTCACCGGTTGAAATAACATACGTCTGTTCATCGCCGGCGATTGTAAAAACATCGCCCTCCAGAATCGTACCGGTTCCGGCAGATGCAAGATCAAGAGTAGTTACTCCAATTGCGTATCCAGAAGCGTCCGTGGTCGCACCGGAAGCCGTACCAGCGGTATGGGTCTGAATCGCATCTTCACCATACCAATTAAAGCCAAAAATACGACCAAGTTCACCAGTGGTTTTTGTGGCAGGATCACCCCTCTTCTCTGCATCTGAGAACGGCGCCAGATTCAACGCGGCTGCTTCTGCTGCAAAGTCAAGAACGGCCCGACGATCGTCCCGCGGGCAAAGCTGTTCGTGAAGGGTTTTTCTCAGGTTGGTGGCACTAGCTACTTCAACGCCAGAGCCAAATGGAGTCGTGCCCGCTGTTCCTACATAACCGTAAATACCGGTATAGGTGTCGAGCACGCTATCGTTAATTTCATTCGCAAGTGACTTAAATGCCTCTCCCATCTGGAGAGGAACAAAGTCCTTGTCTGCACGAATTCTTCCTACTTCCTGGTCGTTCAGATTAAATCCAGCATGATACCACTGGTCAAGGGAAATCTGCGCCACGGTGGGAGTAATTGCAGCTGCAACCGTCGGAATTGCCGCTGGAGTTACTGTAGCAGCAGTGATCGCACTGGACAGCGGAATATCAATCGTCTGCCCCTTCTTTTTTGCCTCAAGGGAATAATCCGTATTGACGAGTCTAGTCATCAGCACCTGCTGACGCAATCCCATCATCCCTTTCGCCAAAATCTGTACTAAAATAGTTGTTAAAGTATTTACAGCCATCGTAATAACCTCCTGTTTATGTTAGATTGGGTTCATCCCCAATGGAATTTTGAATTGAATTTCAAAGTTCCTACGGGAACTCGCCAAACTGACTTCGGTCAGGAGACTACTTTTTTACTTTTACACCGCTTTTACTTTTCCAGATGCCAAATCATCAATCATCTGACCAGAAATATCCTTTCCTGATATATGCTCAACGCTAACAGAAGATGCATCCAGCATCGGAATGAAATCACCGCCAAGCGCACCGGCGCCTTCGGATCTGCGAAACAACTTTGAATTGGGGATGTATGTTTTGGTCAGATACTCTTCCAATTCCAAATCAGCATCCCCTGCGGCGTTTTTAATCTTCAAACCTTTGTCATCCAGGAAAACAATCTTCTGCGATTCAGGGTCAATCGTTGCCCTTTCAAGAACATCCGCCTGCACATACTTCATATTGCCTTCTTCCGGGACAGCGTGCCGTGTAACTATCATCGCAGTCTGACTGGATATTTTTTCCTTGTTCCAGCCTTCCTGAATTGCTGCCGCCTTCGCCTTTTCTGCTTTCAGCGTATCGGCATGGGCCTGTTCAAGGTTGGCCTTCAGAACTTTCCATTCGCCCGCTTCTGCAAGACGATCGTTTTCCAGGGCCTGAAGTTTTGTGACGGCCTCTGCATATTTTTCAGGATCAATATCTTTAAATTGTAAAAGCTGAGCTTGGAGTGTTTCTTTATCCTTGGCAAGATTTCTGTTGTTATCCCGGAATTCATCAAGTTTCGACTTGGGGACGTATCCTTCTAAGGTCCATGTCCCATTTTCTCCTTTTTTATAATGCGATTTTAATTCTTCGGGAATCTCGGATTCCTGTGCATAACTCGCTACTAACATTTTTTCTCTCCTTTGGTTTTGATATAAAAAAAGGCGGTCATCACATTCGTGTGATAAACGCCTTGGTTTTTCCAATAACGCTAATCTTACTTGAGTTCTATACTCTTGATCTCTTTGATATTAACGCATTCCCCCCTTTTAAAAGTCAACTCTACCTTACCATAATATTTCATATATACCAAATTTCTTATGTAGTCAAGCATTTTTTTCAGATCAATCTTTTCCATTTATTTCTCGCCAAATGCCATGTCTCGAATGCCTGTTGTGAAATCCATTCCGGATGCCCAGAACTTGATGCCATATTTCTTTGCAAGATCACGCAAATCTTTATCAAAATATTGATTGATGTTCCCCTTATCTGCACATTCGTAATACATTTTCAATTTCTCAATGGATAAATCTTTTATTTCCCCTGATATCTTTTCTGATCGTTTGCTCATTTTCTCTCCTTTCATTTTTTCTTCTTTTTCTTACTGATTTCTATAGCTTGATGTTGAGCGATAGCCTCTGCTTTAGTTTTAAATTTGTGTATAATCTTGCCTTTCTTCTTGCCATGACAATGAACAACGGCATACTGACCGTTCTTAAGTTTTTTTATACTCATTATTATCACCTCCAAGATAATGTATTTCTTTTGTGAAAATCTTCCAATAGAATAACAAATATGATGAATTTTCTTGGCCGGGATTCTTTCCTTTCTTCAAAAGTGATTCCGTGATCTCCTGGGTATGGGTTTGTATGGTCAACTTCGCCGGCAAGGATTTCCTCAGGGATGCCGTCAGGGAAGGCTTTACAGATTTGATATGTTTCATCATTAATATGTTTACATTTAATACACTGTTCTGATATAAATTCAATAGCGTCTCCAATAATCCCTTCACCATAAGCCAGTATATCAACTTTTTTTACTTTTGGCATTTTATCCTCCTATAGCAGTCTTAACTAAATCAAATGCGGACGGAAATGCATGTTTTAACAATTGGTTTTAGCACCTGCCAGTCCAGCAAAACATTGAGCAAAACACTCACTCCTGCCCGCGTTTCCTCTTCCTTTTTGAATAAAATATTTATAATAATCAACCTCACTGCTATTAAGTCTCCGCAAATCCTTATTGTATGCGGCTCTAAATTCAGGAGTCCTGCTGAAATCACCAAGTATATCATCTATAGCGTATCCTGACTCATGTTTTATAATCACTTCTGCCTAAGTTGAGCGAATGATTTTTCATATCTTTCTCTTTGGCAAGTAATATGCAGGTAGTTTTTTGAACTCTTCCATCGTCATATTGCTTGCCTTTAAGAATTCCTCTAATTCCTTCCCTGTAGGCAAATCATAACTCTGCTTTGTCCAGTCGGAATTTAATAAATCTGCATCAATTTCAATAACTAACATTATTTTATCCTCTTAAAAATTTCACCTGCTATTTTTTTCTTCAAATTGGGCATTGCATTAGAATCCATTTTAATATCAAATAAATCCCAAATGCCGTTTCGTACTTTATCAAAATCAAAAGTGGTCGCGAGCACGGATTCCCCTCCTGCTCTTTGTGCACCCAAAACAACCCATTCATATTCATGTCTACAGCCATATCCTGTAACAGGACAAGACAAAATTCGATTTGCCGGAACTTCAACAAACATTAAACTTGCCTGTCCTGCTTCACCCACGGCGGGTGTTGTGAATCCACGCGCAATATCAAGATCACTGCTAAAACTTGACATCGGCTGTAATTTTATTCTTGCGTGTCCCATTGGATTCGCTACCGTGGAATCTGTAATTCCTACAGAACCCTTAAATCCTCTTGCCATTCTGACAGATTTTAAACCCTGTTTTGCTAAATGCGCTTGCGTATCATTATACATTTCTCGTAAGAATCGCCGTGTAACAACTTCATGTTTTTCAAATGCAGTGGTTGCTTTTGTCAACGCTTCTTTTTTCCACCATATCGATGTTCCGTCAAGTCCAAACTCTTTTCTTGCTGCTAATTGCATCATTATACTTTGTGGATTATTATCTCCACTGGTAGTCGCCCATCCTTTTATTAAAAAACTCGCGGTTTCTTCGCCATCCCTTTTTAATATGGCTTTCATTTCATTCCGGAAGATCCAAACTATCCATCTTTTTACCAAGACGAACCGCTATATCTTTCTTTAATTCGCCTTCCATCTTGCTTTTTATGATTGCGGCATTTACTGAATCTTCATAATGTTCTGCTATTGCAGTGGGGGACATTCCTGGTGTTCCCATTCCTAAATTACCAAGTCTCACTTTTGCAGGAACACCTCTCAACTCCGTCAGCAAATATACATTGCCATTCTTATCTGCAAAATCCTTCAACGCCACTTTCCCGGACTTCCACAACTCTAATCTGCTCGGCCCCAGGATTTGCCTTTGCACTGCTACGGATTGGCCCTTGAGAAAATCTTCGTAAGTTCCCAAAAATCTTCCAGTATCAATGATTTTGCCACCGCCAACGCCGATCTTACCTGGAGTGATTGCGCCGGTTATCGGATCGACTGTACCTCTGACTGTGTATGGCCTGTATTTGGTCTCGATTTCATCGACATCTACTCCCATTTCCCGGAAAGTCTTAGTAATTATTTCTTTGAAGCATCTACAGCGGTGGTGCGCGGGCATTGATGGCCCTTCTCCTATCGGGTAAACTTCATCTCGCGAATCCAATGATAAACAAGACATGCACGTCCTATTTTCTGCTACTGAATTCCATTTCCAGCCCTTTACAATGTCATCATTGGCTTTCATGACGTCATCCATGGCCCGGACATTAGCAGATTGAACATAAGTCTTTGTCAGCGTCTCCATATCCCTATCGAATCCATCAAACACTTTGCCTGTGAATCTCTTTGTCATGTCCCGGTAACTTTCGCCTTTCAGCATCCCGGTAAGTAGTTCTGATTTGATTCCCGCCTGGATATTCGTTTCAAAAGTCTTCCCAACCCATTCATTCATCAGGTGGCCGCCGACTGGCGTTGTTATCACCATCGAATGAAGCTGTGCAGCGGATAAAGTCACCGGATTGAAATTAGGCACCATGCCACCGAAGGACATGATATTATTCTGTGCGGTATAAGAAGCGGCCCC